TCCTTTCTTAGTAGCTGCACTTCCAAAATGATAGAAATGAAGTTTATGAGTACGAGAAAAACCTATATTATTTAAATCTAACTTTAAGAAAAAGTCCCAATCGCAAATAAATGGTGATTGATATAATGTATCAAACCCTCCCACAATCATATAATTTTTTTTACTAATAACAAATGGAAATATACCTCCATCTAATGTTATTAAATCTTTCCTTAATGTTAACTCATATTGAAGAAATTCCTCATATTTAAACTCATTAGGATGTTTACCTAAGTCCTTAATTGGGAAATTAAATATACCTGGTCCTATAGGTTCAATTTGATTAATAGTTAAAACTGAGTTTGGGTGGTACTCTTGTTTAATGATTATGTCCCAGTTTTTAGATAAAACATTATCATCATTAATAATACAAATTATTTCATTAGAAGCATTCATCACTCCTAAATTAAGAGCAGTTTGCATACCTTGATTTTCACCTAAATCTAATACTATAATATCATTATGGTATTTTTCAAGTACTTCTTTACTTTCTTCATAATAACCATCTATAACTACTATTATCTCATTTTTATAAGTTTGGTTTTCAATAGCTGATTTTAAACATATGTTTAAGTAATCAGGATTTCTATATGTCGGGATAATTAAACTAATCATATTTCATTCCATTTTACACAAGGTGATAAATACTCAGTTTCACAATGAGTTGAATAACCTGGTATACAAGATATTAAATTAGATCCTTCATTCCAAAGTCTAATAAATTTATCATGGTCTCTAGTGTATCCTTTTTGTAAATCACAATACTCTTTATGAATTTTAAAATGTTTTTTAAATGTTTTAGCCAACATAGCATATGTGTTAGTAGTTGAGGGTGTAGTTCTCCAATGGATAGAAGGAGTAACTATAATTTTACTTTGTAAATTTTCATAAGCTTGAAGAAAATATTTATCATTATGATCATATAAAGTAATATAATCTACTCCTATATATTTAAAACCTTCTCTTAAAATATTAGTCCATCCTGGTTTGTGGTAGTAATCATCTTCTAAAAAGTATAATATTGTCTCATCATTAATATTTTGTTCATAGACATAATTTAATAAATTTAAAAATGACTGACCATCATTCCCTCCTTGTTTACATATTAAATTGTATCCTTCTTTATCATTATATAAAAAATGATCTTCATTAGGGTCACCATCAAACACAACATTAATCTCAGTATTTAAGTCTACAGTTTGTTTAAGATTATCCCAACATTTTTTTCTTGAAAACCAATCAGGTCGATTTTTACCTACTGAATTAGATGAGAAATTACAATGTCGAACAAAAACTTTTATATTTAAACTCATTATTTTAATTTATTTAATAATTCTTTAGTTGATTTTTGATATATATTATTAATTTTTTCATTTAATTCTCTTTGTTTATCTTTATTTAAAAGAATTGGTGTAAAATTTTTATACATTTCTTTATCTGAGAATTTAAAATCTTGTATTGTAATTAAATTTTCTAATTTATATTGTATTAATTTTCCTTGTTTGTTTAAAACATCAGCTCCTTTCATTATATATGTGTCTACTCCTCCATATAAAACATATTCTTCAGGTATTCCAAATAACCTTAATATATTAGCTGAGAATAGATTTCCGAATCCGCCTCCAAATTTAATATATGGGGTATAAGATATATTAGGACTATCTAAATAAAAATATTTTTCAAAATCTGAATTGTACCATCCTTCATCTCCATATGGAAGATTAATTTGAGATGAATCAACTAATACATCCCATGAACTATCCCACAATTTTGTTGTAGAAGGAGATATAATAAAATATTCAGATTTATCTTTTACAATATTTAAAGTTTCTATAATTGAATTCCAGTAAGTATAAGGATAACTAATGTCTGGGTCTATCCAAAGATAAAAATCATCATCTGTTAATATATCATCAATATTCTTTTTTAAAGCATCAGTTGTAGATGTTATATTTCCTATTCTAGGTTTAATATTGATTATATCTTCTAATGTTTTACAACTGATTTTGAAATGTTCAATATAGTATTCTTTAGATAATTTAGAATTACTCCAATCAATTATATCATCATTTAAATTTAAAGTAGGAATTAATGTAATATTAGATAATTCATCTTTAGATAAATTAATCATAGTTAATCTATGAAGTCTTACTTGATGTCTAAACTCACCTATTTCCCAAGGCATTATGTGTGTACCTATATAAATCATAAAACATTATTTAAAGCAAAACATTGTTTTAATTCTTCAATATTTGGTTGGAATAATTGACCTGGCATTCTGTCTAATCTATTCCATAAATTATCTCCATGTACTAATTGAATCCATAAATTATCCTCAGTTATAATGGGTGTTCCTCCTCTTTGAGTTATATAATTATGATGTTCATCTTCTAAAGGTGATATAAAATTATCTAATGTAGACTTAACACTAATAAATGGACCTGTTGGGAATATTGAGTCTAAAAATTGGTTAGTATTTATATCCCAATAGTATCCCTTACCTAAGGAAATAATATTATAATGTTGATGAGCTAATTTTACAAACTCATTATATCTAATATCTGGGATGTCATCGTTTTCAAAGCGGCTACATATTACCTCTTCATTATCATTTTTTCTTATACGTTTATAGTTATCTAATATAGATTGTTTGAATTTTTCTTCACTATATTCATCTCCATATGTTTTAGATAAATCCCAAGCTATAGAAATAAAATCATAATTATGTTCTAATTCTAATAATTCACTTCTATATGGATCTGGAGTTTCTGAGTCGCAGTATAATAGTAAATGAAATTCTTTATCTGTTTGATTAGCAAAAGCATTTAAACAATATTTTTTAAAAATATCTAATCTATTTCTTAACCAACTTGGGTTACCTTCATGAGGGAGTGGTTTTCCCTCATATTGTAAATTAAATATCATACATATTACATGATTGTCCATACTCTTAATTATTTTCTTTAAAATATTGATTAACCCAATAAATAACATAATCTATATCATCTTCACTCATTGCTGAATGTACAGGTAAAGATACTAACCCTAACCATTCATGATCAGCTACTTCAAATGTTCTATTAGGATGGGTCATATGTTTTTTAATAATTTCATATTTATGAAGTGGTTTAAAATGGACTGATGTGTGAATGTTTTTACTTGCTAAATAATCAATTATTGTATCTCGATGCTCATGAGGAACTTTAGCACAATAATATTGAACTGTATCTGAGTATGGTGGGCGAGTAACTTGTTCACATAACTCATTGTTGTATCTTTCTTGAATATGTCTTCTCCAATCCATCATAGCTGGTAATTTTTTTAGTTGAGATAAACATAACGCTGCTGTTAGATCAATCATATAACATTTATATCCTATTTTATCTACTTCATAATCCCAAGTATATCCAGGACGACCAGTTACATTATCTTTTTTATTTACTCTAGAAAAGGTAGATGATACTCCAAACCATGTCATTTCTTTTAATTTATGATATAGTTCCTCATCATTAAGAGTTATCATTCCTCCATCACCTGATGGCATTGTTTTTACAGCTTGAAATGACCATACTGCTATATCTCCTTGTTGGCCAGCGCCTGGGGTGTAACAACTATGAGCACAGTCCTCAATAATTAATCCGTTATAGAATTTTCTAATTTCTTTAATAGGAGCGGGTACCCCAGCTTGATTAACAGCGATAACAGCTTTAGTATTAGGAGTTATATGTTTGCGAACATCTTCTGGATCAATACACATTGTTACTGGGTCAACATCTACAACATTAGTAGTACAATTATTCCAAATTGGTATCATAGCTGTGGCCATAAATGATATAGTTGGATTAATAATGTCACCATCTTTAATATCTAATGCTTTCATTATCAAATCTTGACCATGAGAATTACTAGTGACAGCTATAGCATATTTTGCCCCTACTAACTCAGCAAACTCCTTTTCAAATTGTTCTACTTTAGGTCCTTTTCCCCACCATCCTGATTTTATTACTTCTGTTACAGCATCTATATCACTCTGATCACCATAAGGTTGAAGCACAGGTAACATTTTTTCTCTAATTTTCATATTTTTATTTATTTATTTTGTTCAAAAACTTCTATACAAAGTACATTTTTATCATTAATCATAATCCAAGGTCCATCTTTTTGTTTAAATTTAGTGAATTGACCTTGTCTAATTGTTTTAGATTCTATATTTTTATATGTGCGTTTTTCTCCACCTACAAAATGGATAATTTGTGTTACAAGATCACCACATATTTCATTTACTGATGAGTTTAGATTCATTTATTTAGATAAAAATTGGTTTACTAATTTAGATATATATTTAGCTTTCTTTATAGTTATATTTTCACCAGATGGAAGATAACATATATTTTTTGAGAATCCAAAGGCTTTTAAATTTTCTTTTAAAGAATAATTAAAAGGAGATTGAATTGACATAGGTTTAAAACTATGTCTAGCATCAATTCCTTGAGATACTAAATAATTAACTAAACCGTCCTTTTTTTCCTTAGGAACTTTTATATCATAAACCCATACTACTTCTCTATTAGGTAATAATAAAGACTTATTTAAATATTTATCATATGTTTTTTCAATTTTTTTTCTATGATTTATATTTTTTTCTAATTTATTAAAACTCTTTAATATTAATTTAGCTTGACTATCTGTCATTCTATAATTAAATCCAATTTGATTATGTTGATAATTATGTTCTTTACCAAATGACATTGATTTCATGTCTCTAACTGTTGATAAAAAATTTAGATCATTACTAGTTACTAATCCACCTTCTTCACCGTGTATAATTTTATTTTTATAAAAACTAAAACATCCAATATCAAAAGTACCTACTAATTTATTTTCCCAAGTAGCATTATGAGCCTCAGCTGCGTCTTCAATAACTCTTAAATTATATTTTTTAGCTAATTCCATTACTTTAGTCATGTTAACTACTCTTCCATAAACATGAGTCACCATTAAAACTTTTGTTTTTGGAGTAATTGCTTTTTCAACTAAATCTAAATCAATTAACATATTATCATCACAATCTACAAATATTGGGGTTAATCTAGAATAATAAACAGCCCAAGCTGTGGCTACCATAGTAAACTCAGGGACTATTACTTCACTATCTTTTGGTAATTTAAGAGCTTCTAAAGCTAAATGTAAAGCAGCTGTTCCTGTATTGCATGTAACTGCCCCAGCTACATTTAAATAATCAGCGTATGTTTTTTCTAATTCTAAAAATTTCATTTTAAATACTTTTAGTTAATACTATAGCCTTATATTCAGGTTCATCAAAATAAAAATTAGGTATCCATGTAGCTGAAAAACCCATTTTGAGATACCAATTAAGAGCTTTTATGTTTGAAAAACGAGTAAAAGCATACATATTTTTTACATCATATTGTGTTTTAGCAAATACTTCAAATTCTTTATAAACTATAGAACCATTTCCCACATATGGTTTATTAGAAACAATATCAATAATTTCGCATGTTAAATTAGGTCCTACTCTATATATTAAATTAACATCTAATGTATTTTCAAATACTTTAGGTACAAAGAAATAGTCTTCCATAAGTTTTATTTTTTTAATGAATATATTAAATCTAAGTATCTAAATTTTAGAATTTCCCAACTATTCCCTTCACCCCAATATTTACCCATTAATGAGTAATGGGTTATATCAGTACCATAAAATTCATCTATTTTAGCCGCTATATCTTTTGGGTCATATATAGCTGATTTAAAGGGTACATTTGGAACAAATGAGTATTCATTATAGCCAATAGGATTAATTAGTGGTTTATTAGGCAACCATGTATTGATGGGATCTCTGTTCCCAGCTATAACTAAACATCCAGCAGCATGAGCTTCTTGTAATGGTAATGATAACCCATTAAATCTTTCAGGAAATATAAAAACATCTACATCTTCCCAAAGTTTATCAAATGGTAAATTTTCATTTATTACTTCTACTCTAGAATCATTTATATATGGTAAATTTAATTTTTGAGCTTTAATTTTAATTTTACAATTACTTTTTATATAAGGTAAAGCTTCAATTAAAGATAAAGTACCATTTCTATCATAATGACTCCCATTTCCTCCATTATGCATAAAAGTTAAAGCCTTTTCTTTTAACTTCCATTTTATATTAGAGTTTGAAGGAACAGGTAATAAAACTATTCTATGATCAGGATACATTTGTTTATAATAATCATAATCTAACTGACTAGGCACTATAAATAAATCCACATCTAATGGGAATGAACTCCATTCATACATTGGCATCATAACTATAGGTTTATTATAAGTTTTAGCTAATGGTATAACTTGATCTGAGAATGGGGTTTCAAATAAGAATAATATATCTATTGATTTAATAAATTCTATAATAATATTAATGTCAATATTACTGTATTTAATTGATTTTGAATTTGGGTACCATTCATTATGGTGATTAGTATACTTAAAATGTTCTACCACCAATATATCAGTTATTATCTTATTATCATAAAATTCTTTAACTAATATCCCTAATCCAGAGTGAGTAGCATAATTTATAGTTCCTATTTTCATATTGATTTTATTTTAATTGGGTTACCATATGCTATACTATTAGGAGGAATATCTTTAGTTACTACAGTTCCTGCTCCTATAATAGTATTATCTCCAATAGACACAGGTAAAATAGTAGAGTTAGACCCTATTTTTACATTATTTCCTATTTTTGTGGGATATAATGTAGAGTTTTCATCTGTAAATTTATCATTTGTGAATACCACTCCATGTCCTATAAAACAATTATCTCCAATAGTTACATACTCACAAATAAAAGTATGTGAACTTATTCTAGTTTTAGTTCCTATTTTTACATTTTTTTGTATTTCTACAAATGGTCCTACAAAACATCCATCTCCAAATTCACAACCATATATGTTATATGGTTGCATGAGTTTAACATCTTTACCAAATTTACAATCTGCTATAGTTTGATAATTTAATATATTACTTAATTTATCCATTATTGTCTTTTAAATAATTAAATCTATCAACCATATTTTTTACCATATTATCAATAACATATTGATTAGTAAATTCTTCACATTCTAATATATCATATTTAGGTGGGTTATCAAAAGTATCTTTTAATTTGTTTTTAAAATCTTCATAGTTATTTCTTTCAAAATATATAGCTCTATCTCCAAAATAATCTTTAGCCCCCATATATGGAGAATCACACACTAATACTGGTTTTCCTAACTTATGTCCTTCTATTAATGTTAAACCACCTGTAGATGCTTCATCATAATGGCATAGTAGTAGAGTAGACTCAGCTATAAATTTTTGGAATTCTTCTTCTGATCTATGATGATTATCATTTGTATAAAGAGGAATATTTAATTCTTCACATGCTTGCTTAGCCCAATAAAAATTTGGGTCAGAGTTATAGTTTCTAACAACTTGAAACACATATCTATTATCTTTAATTTCTTCTTTATTATAATCAAATAATCGAGCAAATGATTTTATAATATAACATTTATGACCTAATCCTAAAAATTCTTCTACTCTTAAATTAACAGCCTTACTTGGAGTCCAAATTTCTATACTTTGTTTTTGTAATTCATTAAACATATCCCATTTATATCCAGTTTGTGATTTATACCATTTATATTGATCCCAATTGTATACTATTACCGGGATATCAGGATATGATTGAGCCGCTGAGTATGCTTCAGAAGTAGCACTAAGTGTTGATAAATAAATTAAATCACAACTATCATCACAAGTATTTATTAATAATTCTATATTTTGTTTTTTTAATTCATTTTCTATAGGACCTAAAATTTGTCCCCCAATTGTAAAAAAAGCTATTTTCATATAATTTCAACATTGTCTCTATTAGTATTAGAAGGTAAACTATATGAATATTCTAAAATTAATACTTTTTTAGCTACTCGTTTTAATTCATTTTCCATTTCAATCCAAGTGTTTAAATCTACCTCTCTAATTATCATAGCTTTTGTTGACACAGTAAAACACCAATCAAAAACTTTATCATTAAAAGGTAGTTTTTTTAAATCTTCACATATAAAATTATTTTTATGCATAGGAAATTTATCCTTAGCTAAATTAATAAAATCTGGTGATATGTCCACCCCAGTATAATTTTTAAATAAGGGAGACCATCTACCATATCCACATCCTGCTTCTAAAACCTTATCTTTTTTCACATCTATATATTTAGTTAACATATGATAATGATGTATATTTATCTCTTCCCAATCATTATCACTACACAAAAATACTGAATGTCTTAGTTGAGAAGAATTTTTTAATCTAGTTGCCCAAAAATTTGGGTCCATTACTGGTTCTTTCATATTAAAATGCCCATTTTTGATTATTGTTATAATAATATTCTATTGTTTTTTGTAAAGCTACCTCTAATGAAGTTGGAGTTTTAGTACCTATAACTGAGTATAGTTTTGTGTTATCAGATTGTAAATGCCATATTTCCCAGGGTCTAACTCTTGTTTGGTCAACTTCAATCTTAATAGAATCATGACCCATAAGTTTTCCAATTATGTTAGCCAAATCATATATTTTTACACCATCTTCACTTCCCATATTATATACTTCACCAAATTTTCCATTTTCAAGTAACTCAACAGCCATTTTAACAGCATCACCAGCGTATTGAAAATCTCTAAATGAATTATTACCTAATTTAATTTCATTGGATTTAGCTAATTGAGAAATAATTTCTGGGATTACATATTCATGAGTTTCTCTTTCACCAACACAGTTAAATTGTCTCATAGCTATAGCTGGGACTTTAGCTTCTTTCCATCTAACTTGTACTAAACCATCAGCTGCTGCTTTTGAAACCCCATAAGTAGAATGGGGTGTGACAGGATCTGATTCTTTAATTTTTCCAACCATATCACCATATATTTCTGCTGAACTAACTTGTAATAAACCTTTAATTTTAGCTATTTGGCATGCATTCAATACTTTTAAAACAGAAGTAGCATTGATATCAAAAAAATGCATTGGTCTTTCAAAACATTCAGGAATATATGGCTCAGCAGCGTAATTAAAAACATATTCAATATTATTTTGGGTAAATATTTTAGCTAACTCATGTTCATCATCTCTAATATCAAACCATATAAATTTAGATTCAGGATGAAGATGCTCTTTTTTTCCTGTAATCAAATTATCCAGTATTAGTACTGTGCATTTACGGTCATTTATAAGATGGTCTACTAAATGGGAACCTAAAAATCCAGCTCCTCCTATAACACAAACATTGGTGTTTTTAATGTTTCTCATAAAATTTAATTATTTGTTAATATGTCAATTAATTGATTTGCTCTATTAGCTAAAGTATGATATTTTTGAGTATGTATCATACCATTAATAGCTATTTTTTCTCTTTCTTCATTATTATTTATCCAATAGTCAATTTTTTCTTTTATCACTTCAAAAGATTCATCCCTATAAAAAACATCAAAATGTTCTTTTATTTTATATTCATTTTCAATACCTTCATGATAGGCGTGTAAACAAAACCCACCTCTTCCTATAGTTTCATATATTCTATTAGACCAATATTGAGGATGGAAAATACTTTCACCAATAATTACTTTACATGATGCTATTAAATTATTTAACTCATCTCCTCTAACATCATTTTCATTTTCACCAATATGTAAAAATCTATCTTCATATGTATTTTTTAAATAATTAATTAAAGATTTTCTATAAGTATGATATGCATTTGAAGTACTTCCTACAAACAGAATATCATATGGTTGGTAATTAGGTATTCCTTTATAACAACACTCATTATATATACCTTGTCTTAAAACAAAATGATTAATGCCTAATTCTCTATATATTTCATTAGCATACCCTTCAGGAGTACATACATAATCAGTACAATAAGCTAAATTTCTAGATTCTTTTGGGGCTATCACAGAGTCATGTCTTGTACCTATCCAATTTGGGTTCCCCATAACCATATATTGTTCATGGCTAATAGTATAATTATAATAACCATCTGGGTGCCATGTAATTGTTTTAATATTATGTTTTTTACATTTTTCTATGATATACTGGGAATTTGGTATTTCCCATGTTGGGGACATTAAGAAATCTAAATTAGAAGAAAATATTTTATTTATATTATCTTCATAGTTTAAGTAAAAATCATCAATTTGAAATCTAACAACATTAATATTTAGTTTTTCTAAAGAACAAGCTATTCCTTCTTCATCATGAATTCTATGAAAAGAACCTATGTATCCTATAGTCATAATTATTTCTTTTTTAAGATAATTAATCCTTCTTTAGATGTGGTATAATCTATTATATCATAATATTTAAATACCTCAAAATATCCTCTACATTCTCTAGTCCAAAAATCATGTATAAAAACTAAAGAATCTTCATTTATATAATTTAATACTTTTAAAGCACAAAATCCTCTTCCTCTCCCATCTATAAAAACTTTATTAAAAAGTTTAACATTTAAATTATCTATATAGTTAACATAACTTTTAATTTCATCATACTTTGTCCAAGGCTCAGTTAAATACAAATCAGGTTTCACTAAATTATATACAACATTATCTGGGAGATGAAAATGAAGTGTGTTAGCCCAACTAGCATCATGTTCTATAGAGTAATATTTACTAACAAATTTAGAGAAAAATAATGTACTAGCTCCTGATCCCCATTCTAACATTATATCATTTGGAGACAAGTATGAAGATAATAAGTTAATATCTATATCACTCATCATTGGTTTATTAGGTATATCCATCTTATAATTTACTATAAAAATTATTTTGTTTTTCTTGACGTTCTATTGTTTTAAAATGATATAAAGCATACTCTTCCATTTCTGGTAGATTAGAATATGTTTTATAACCGTCTAACACCTCATGTAATTTATTTTTCCATTTAATATCAGGGTCATTTTTAAATATTCTCCATTGAGGATCAGGCCATTGAATCCATCCTTTTTCATTTTGTTTCCAACCCCACATTTGAATATGTTGAGGTGTTATACCTTCAACTAAATTCACTCTAGGAACTAAAACAACATCTACATTATTTTCTAATATAGATGGAAGTGATTCAATTAAATTATCATTAGGTATTTCATCAGCATCAATTTGAAAAATATAATTACCAGAACACATTCTAGTTAATTCATTTTTCCAATCAGCAAAGTGTCCTTTAAATTCACTTTCTTTTAATATGATTATATCTTTAGATGACCAATAATAAAGTTCATCTAATAATTGTTGAGATGCTTTTGGTTTATCTAATAAAACACAAATTTCATCTTCAGGTCGTTTATGTTGATGAAGAAAGTTAAGTAAACGACTTACTTCTTCTAACTCATTACATACTGTGATCGCATAACTAATTTTCATATAACCATTAATATAATATTATTCTGGTAGTAAGCCAATATAACTTAAAGCATCTATAAAGTCTCTTTCATCAAAATGTTGAAGAGTAGTCATATCCATTCTATATTCATAAAACTTACCTGGTTGTTTTGGGATTGGGTATTTATGTTTTTCTTCTTCAGTTACTGGGACTGCTTTAACAGCTGCCCATTTCCAATTTGAGGCTTCATTCCCATTAGCAAATATCATACCTTGTTTAGGTTCATTGATAGTTTGTGGTAACCATATTAAACCTGTACTCTTATCCTCCCAAGCCAATGCTTTATATAATTCAGGTAACATTTCCATTTGTTGAGTATAGAATTCACTTCCTTCTGTCATTAAGCTGTTAGTCCAATATCCACATGATAAAGACATCCAGTTGGTTATCTCAGGTGTAACTTGTGTTTCATAACACAAATCACCTCCTGATTTAGGGCAATTTATAATTTTATCCATTATCTTCTACTTTTTGTAATTTAGGTAATTCAATTTTCTTTAATTTAGGTAATTGTAATTTAACTTCTTTAGGAAACTCAGGAATATATTTAGTAAATAATTCATCTACTTTATCCTTCATTTTATCCCAACTAAACTCAGTTTTACTCTTATGTGCTTGACGTTTAGCACCATCAATATATTTTTTATAATCTTCAAATATATCTTTAATAGTGGTAGCGGCATGACCTAAATCTACTGAGAACCATTGTGATTCTTTTAATAACCAATTATTAGCAGCACTTGGATGGACATTTGTTAAGTGACCTGGTAATAATGTTGTAAACTCTGGGTTTAGGAAATCTATATGGCCACTCCAACCTGTTGTTATAATTGGTTTTTTAGTTAAACTAAATTCAAGTAATGGTCTACCAAATCCTTCACCTTTAGTTAAATTAACCATCGTTTTTATTTTAGGATGGTTATATAACTCATTCATCTCAACATCTGTAAATTCACCATGAATTAAATAAATATTTGGTAAATCTTTACTATTAATTGATTTTTTAATCAATTTAATTTTCTTTAAAATTTCATCTCGATCAATATATGATGAACCCATTTGAGATGTTTTTAAGATAAGCGCTGGTTTGTCTTTTTTGTTCTTGAATACTTCAAAAAACATTTTAATTAATAAACCAACATTTTTTCTATCTTCACTTAAATCTCCATTAATCCAATGACCAACAAATAAAAACGCAAATTTTTCTTTAATTTCATCTAATTCAGGGAATAAAGATACTTTATCAAGTGGCTTATAGATTTCTATATCAGCTCCTTCAAATAATACTTCAATTGGTTTTTCAATTTTTAACTCACCTATAATTTGATTAGTACGTTGATCTACCTTTTGCATTACTGTCTTAACAAATGTATTTTTAGAATGCTCAGAAGAAGTTAATACTAAATTCATTCTATTACATCCTTCAATCCAATCTCCAGGTGATACTGTAGTTTCAATTCCTGCTGTTACTCCAATATTGTACTTTCCAATTGGTTGAAACTCACTTGGGATAGTGATTTGCATCCAAATCTCAGGCTGCTTAGGTAATTGAGGTTGAGTATGAATATGTCTGTTTAAAAATTCCCATTCAGGATTATCATTAATGAATCCCCAAGGTGTATTACCCCACATTTGTGGTAAGATTCTAACATCATATTTATCTAATTGAATGATTGCTCTAACTAAATCTCGAGAGCGTGCTCCATAACCACTATAAGTATCAATAGGGCAGGATATAAAAAATAACGGTTTACTCATAACTTTTTAATATACTAATTTGTGAGGTACTACTTTGTCTTTAACTTCATCTGTGTTTATAAATTCATATTTTTCTCTTGGTTTCCAAGTTTTAAATAATGTGTCTAAAATACTAATTATTTTTTGACCCATTTTTTCACCTGTAAGGCCTGCTTCATCTGATAAAGCCCATTCACGTCCTTTTAATCCTCGTGATTGTCTTTCTTCTCTAGATAGTTCATAAACATTCATTATTTGTTTAGCTGCATCTTCAGCATTACATCTATCATCCCAAATGTAAGGTGTTAATGGAGAACCTTGAATTGATCTATTAGTTGGATATACTGGGAATGCCCATTCACCATGTTCTTTAATTGTTCCATTATGGTTAGAAGGAAAATCAGCGCTAAAATTAATCCATTTACCTTTTTTACTAAACCGCATTTGATCTTGCATTCCACCTGTTACATTAGCAATAATTGGATTACCTGCTAAAATAGCTTCAGTTAAACTTAACCCCCATCCTTCATTGTTAGTTAATAAAATTTGAACATCAGAACAATTATATAACATATTCATTCCTTTAGGGTCTAACACTTGATTAGAAAAAATAACATTATGATGATCTTCATTTAATAATAATTCTCTTACAGCTTCTAAATCAGTACCATTTTCATCAACTACTTGAGTATGTAGTACAAAAGCACATTTTTTAGCTTGTTCAGGTGTTAATTTATCTAGAAATAATCTAAATGCTAACATTGTATCAGGAATTTGTTTCCGACGAATGTTTCTAGAGTTAAAGAACATAACAAAATCATATTCTTTTCCTTTAAATAAATTTTTCTTAAACTCAACTAACTCTTTATCATTCTTATCAAGTGGTTTAAAAACATCATGGTTTAAACCATGAGGTACATACTCAATAATTTTACCTTTTGTTTTATCACCTAATACTAACTCATTAATATTTTTAGTTTGTTTTGAAATAGCTAATAAAGCATCACATGATTCATAATAAGCTTTATTATACATTGGTGCTGGGTAGTCATCCCAAATGTTTAAGTATATAATAGGTGTTTTCTTTCTAATTTCATTTTCAATCTGAAATAACCAAATAAAATATCTTGGGTCTGTGATTAAGAAAATAGCATCTGGTTTTTCTATTGTTATTAGTTGTCTAATTAAACCAGCATCTCCATATCCGTTAGTTGGGTATAATATAACTGAGCTATCAGTTAACCCAGTATTACTATTAGTATCAGCGCTTAAATCTAAACGTTTACCTTGTTCTGGGTGATTAATTGCTCCACCTACATTGACCCAATTAAAATGCTGAGCTGTATTTAATACCATTTCTCGAGCAACTGTTGCTACACCTGAATGAACTCTAATATCATCGCAGATTAGCAAAATTTTCTTCCTCTCATTTTGAGGAAGGTAAGCAAAACTTGAATTCATAAAACTTATTTTCTTTCTAAATTATTGTGATTGTGAATTGACTTTCTAAACTCATCATCTGTAAGATATAAATGGATTGTACGATCTACAAGCTTCTGTAAAGAAAACTTATGTTTAACACAACTCATTTTAAAATCTTCAAATAACTCGCTCTGTACTTTAACACTTGTTAGTGTCATGTTTGTTTTACTCATATGCTTTTAATATCTAAAAATTTACTTATTTTTGTATTTTTTCCTTTTAAATGGGCGGAAACTAAATAATCTGAGTAGTTAAAATGTTTAGCAAAAGCATATACGCTTGGGAACTCAGTTTGAGTTTTATTATCCCATATTCGGTTTGAGTTTTGTTTTTTCTTATATTCAATAATATCCCCTACAGAATATGTTTTATCTTTATCAACATAAAATTCTTTATTTTTTAAATTAATTCCTTTTGCTTTATACTCAAGAATAATTTCATGTTCAGGATCAGTGAATATATTAATTATTTTCATTATTATACTAGTACCATATTTTTGATAATGATCTAATAATCTTCCTTCAGGGTTTATAGTTTTTCCAATGTAGAATACTTCATTATCTTTTATTAACTCGTAAACATATGTATTAGGTATTCTCATATCCATTTATATATAAATATACAAAAATATATAAAGATATATAGATTACACTGAGCATAAATCTTTTCTATTATAGAATGGGCAATACTGGCAGTTCTTATTTACTACTGGTTGATGGTCAGTATCTTTAAATGTTCCATCAGTATTAAAACATTGTTCAAGAAAATTATCTAAAGTAGTAATTGCTTTTTTCATTTTAATTTTACCACTTGGAGGAGCAAATTCTTGGATTCGACTTTGTGGAAAATCACTTTCTTCCCATATTTTTCTCTTTAGAATAACAAACTCAATATCAATGTTTTCTTCAGGTACTTTAAATTGTTTACTATAATAATTTTTGTAAAACATTAGTTGAAACTGCTTACCTTCATCTTTTTTAGCATCATTATTCCAACCCCGAGTAGATGTTTTAAAATCAATGATTTTGTGTTTATCTGTGTTTTCATTATATAAAACTAAGTCAAGATAACCTTTATATAACAAATTTTTAAATCTCTCATTTGGATTAATCACAATAGGTATTTCACAACCTACTAAATGCCATCCTTTAATACTGAAGTATTGGCCTCGTTTTCTTTTTAGAAAATTTAAAATAGCTAATCCATCATCATAAAACTCTCTCATTTCTGGAGATGAACTAAAATGAATATTTTTATTTCGTTTATATTCTTCTAGGTATACTTCTCTAAATTTATTTTCAAATTCTTGCTCTATATCTATCCTATCAGCAGCTGCTCCACTTTCTTCATACATTATAGTTAAATAATGTTGAATTACTTCATGCATTGCTGTTCCAAATACAGTATGAATTGTAGGTGTATACTCTTGAAGACCATCCTTATATTGTAACTTCCATTTTAAAGGACAGTCATTATAAGTAGAAAATTGACTATAAGATATTGTTTTCTGGAAAGAATAGTTAATATCTTGTGGGGTATGATTTTTAATAGCCCTTACTACGAATGGTGTTTTCTTACTCACTTTGTGGTTTCTTGAATGAACTGCTGTTTTAATTTTTCTAAATACAAGATAGCATCCATATGCTCTTGTTTAGCATGTTCAATCCAATCTAATAAAGACAGATCAGTTCTATCTAAATCAGTACCATATTTTTCTTTTCCTTTAACACTTCGATCTTCGAACTGTTTGATTATTGACAAAACTATACTATCCATTTTTTAATAACTTTTTTTGTTCTTTTTCTTCAACACCTAATTTAGTGAGAATAGATTTAACACCTGTTTCTCTTAAAATATAAGTATACTCTTCTGCTTCGCCAAGCGAACATTCATAATAAGAAGCAATATATTTTAATAGAGCTTCTTTAGGTTTTGATTTAGAGGACTTAATATATTTAAGGAACATTTTGTTTTTGGGTATCATATATAAATATATATTATATGTTTTTTCCTTATCAGTATATGGAAAAGTCTGAACTAAATTTACAAACTCAATGTACTCAGGATTCATACTAAGGAATCGATGAACCATATAACAGTTAAATGATTCTTTCTCTTCCTCAGTAAATGAATTCCAAGATTTTTTCTCATAAGTGATCTGGTTAAGCCAATCAAAGAGAGTCATTGTACTTCTGATATTCTTCTCTAAATTCAGTTGGTAACATTTCAATTAAGATCTTACCTGAAGTAGGATCATAGAAACAAGGAACAGGCATAATTGCATCCTCTGCTGTACCAGCTAAAAATTTAGACACCTTACGTAACAAAACACCCTCAGTGAATACTTGTTTTCCTTCAGGAGAAACAATAGGTGTTGTTTGACTTGGATCAACTTTAATGTTGAGATTTTGTTGTTGATTGCTCATTTTATTTGTTTTTTATAATTTTTCCAATCTATATAAAATCCAATAGCTACTAAAATATTCATCCCAAATGATGATAATATTTCAATTATATCTTCATATACATTCATTGTTAAATGAACATGTCCTATCATCCAAAATGGTACTGATAAGTTACTTGATATCCATAATAACAAGTATGTTGTGAAGTGAATTACTGGATGATTTTTAATATTGCGCATATTAATGCCATTGTGTTAATTTCTTTGTCAATTCTAAAGTTAGCATGGTACATATAACTTTCTATTTCAATAACAATCATTGCTTTTACTAGATCATTATTACCATATTCATCTAAATTATCATATAGGAATCTATAAATCTCTTCAAAATCATCCAAATTACTATCAGCAAGTATTTGTCTAATGTTTTTAAAACTAGATTTAGATGGTGATTTAAGTTCTTTTAATACTCCATCTTTGTAACTGTTTGATGCTAGTACTGTTTTATCTATTTTAAGAGTACCTTCAACATTATTCACTTGACAAGTGTTTAATATTTTTCTAATGTCAGGATAATGTTTATTAACTACTAATGCTAGATCCTCTAATTCATAGTTAACATTCTCTTGATCTAAAATAGTAGATACATGTTGTGCTACTTCTTTTTTAGATGGAGGTGTAATCTTTAATACTTGACAACGTGATTGAAGGGGATCGATAATTCGTTCAAGGTAATTACATGTTAAAATAAAACGTGTGGTACGAGAATAAGTTTCAATAATATTCCTAAGCGATGCTTGGGCTTGAATAGTTAAAAAATCTGCTTCATCTAAAATAATGATTTTGATAGGTTTGAATGAAGCACTAGATGCGAAACCTTGAACTTTATCTCTAATAGTATCGATCCCCCTTTCATCACTTGTGTTTATGTAAAGATAATCACAATTAAAATTATTTACAATTAATTTAGCTAATGTAGTTTTACCTGTTCCTGGTGTACCATACAATAATAAATTTTGTAAATCATTGCTGTTGATATATTTTTCAACAATTTGTTTTAGTTGCTCATTACCAACATATTCATCTAATGTTTTAGAGCGATATTTTTCTACAAATAAACTATTTTCCTTCATATAATATAAAGATAATAAAAAATGGCCCGAAGGCCAAATTTTATTTTAATAATCACCATACATGTTAAACTTCTTTGGAGGAATTGGTTTTATTTCTGCTACAATTGATACAATAGCATACAATTCACCTTTTATAGGTGATAATCTGAAGTCACATGGTTGTTGAGTTTCTTGAAAGTAACCTTCTAATGCCTCAGTTAATGAAGGGTACACATGATTAGGATCGCTTAGCAACGCCCACCTATCTGAAGGTGGGACGCGCTTAGCGATTAGTACTAATTCTTCTTTGACCTCAGTAGCCATTAGAACATACCTCCCATTCCGCCCATCATATCATCCTGTTTTTTATCTTCAGGTTTATCTACGACAGTACATTCTGTTAATAGAATTGTTCCAGCTACTGATGCCGCGTTCTCAATTGCGGTACGAGTAACTTTAGTTGGATCAATAATACCTGCATCCTTCATGTTAACGAATTTTTCAGTCACTAAATTATATCCTTTCCAGTTATCATTACCACCTAACTTATTAATTAAATAATAAGCCTCTTGTTCTGTAGAACCAGCGTTAGTAAGAATTTTCATAAATGGTGCACCACATGCTGTGTAAACAATTTGGCCACCTACTGATTTGCGATTCTTGATTGCTTCACGAGCATATAATAAAGCAGCACCACCTCCAGGAACAATACCTTCTTCAATTGCGGCTTTAGTTGCTTGAAGTGCATCATCAACTCGGTCTTTCTTTTCTTTGACCTCAGTTTCAGTATTTCCACCTACATGAACAATAGCTACTCCTCCGACAAATTTCGCGAGTCTTTCTTGTAGTTTTTCTTGTTCGAAAGGTGTTTTTGCTTTTTCGATTTGGAGCTGTAACTCTTCAATACGTGCTTGTATTCGTTCAGATTCTCCTCGTCCATCAACGATTGTTGTTTCATCTTTTGTAATTGTAACTAATCGGGCTTGACCAAACCATTTTGGATCAAAACGATCTAGTTTCATACCCTTATCGGAACTAAATACCTCACCTCCTGTTAAAATTGCAATATCATCTAAAATAAGTTTTCTACGATCACCAAAATCAGGAGCTTTAACTGCTGCTACTTTAAGTGTACCTCTCATTTTATTAACAATAAGTGTTGCTAATGCTTCACCATCAATGTCTTCTGCAATGATAAGTAATGATTTACCTTGACTACCTACATTTTCTAAGATTGGTAATAATTCTTTTACAGATGAAAAACGCTTATCAGCAATTAAGATATAAGCATTTTCAAGTGTACAACTCATTGTGTTATTGTCAGTTACAAAATAATGTGATTTGTAACCACGATCAAATTGCATACCTTCAACTGTTTCAAGATATGTTTCACCTGATTTAGATTCTTCAATGTAAACTACACCTTCACGACCTACTTTATTCATTGCGGTTGCGATTAATTCTCCTACTTCAGGATCATTATTACCAGAGATAGTAGCGACTTGTTTTAATTGGTCTTCAGAGCTGATATCTTGTGATATACCTCTACGTAATTCCGCAACTACATCCTTAACTGCGGCATCAATATCACGTTTGATAGTTACTGCGTTTACTCCATTGTTTAAGTGGGTTAAACCAGCTTTAACCATTTCTTGAGCCAATAATGTAGATGTGGTTGTACCATCACCTGCTCCCTCAGCTGTCTTAATAGCTGCTTGTTTTACAAGTTGTACACCTAATTCTTCAATTGGATCTTCAAGTGAAATGTTTTTGGCTACAGTTACACCATCTTTTGTTGATTGTGGGTAACCATTTTGATTTGCTATAACAACATTTCGACCATTTGGTCCTAATGTTGACGTAACGGCATTAGCTAATTTATCAATACCTGTTACGAGTTTTTTTCTTGCTTCGGGTCCGAATTCAATAATCTTACTCATAATTTTACTCTTGTTCTGTTATAATTGCTAACACTTGATTTTCTGGGCATACCCAATATTCTTGTCCTTCTAATTCGACTTTATTAGGTCCCAAAGCGGGTAGCATAACTTCTTGACCTACTTGTAACATAGTGGGAATAAACTCTCCTGAATATGAGTGCTGGCCAGGGCCTACAGATACGATAGTACCAATAAGCGCTTTCTCCTTACCCAAATCAGGTACAATGATTCCACCATACATTGATTCTTCCTCTTCTCGAGGCTTCACAATAACTGCGTTAAACGTTGCTTGTAACTGTTTCATATTAAAAATTAACTATTTGATTGATTTCTTCTTTAACTCTAGTCCATTCTGTAATATACTCTTTAATAGTATTATAAACAGGGCGTTTTTCAACTTTTAATTTAGCAATAGAACCTAATGCTGATCCTAAAGTAGAATGGAATGAAAGTGTTTTGATTGCTTCTTTAGATCGTGTTTTACGACCTCTTCCCTTAGTGTTTGTACCTGGGTAAACAGTTTCATAGACTGTGTAACTGTTTGCGTCTCTACCGATAAAATACGGTTCGATAGATGGATCTTTGATCATCGTCATTGAAGACGGTAATTGATTTTCACTCATAACTTATTTAATTTATAACTTAATATAACAATTTTTTACTAAAAAGCCAAATTGTTTATGATAAATATCACAGATTATTGTTCTTTCGCAACAATATAGTAAAGACTTGTGAATGTTTTGTGATCAAATGTAAGTTTCATTAAACCATTTGAATTAATATGAATTCTACCACTTTCCATATCTCTATTAGCTACTAATATTTCTTTTAATAAAGATGAGTTATAGATTAAAGTAAATGTATTCCCAGTGTTAATTTCTAGATTTTGAACAGCATAAGTAACTTTATTTGCATGTTCGACATCTCCTCCAAAAGTAAATTCTAAACCAAGTAAACCCGGTTTTATAACAACATTTTCACTATTTGATAATGCGTTTTTAGCTTTAATTAATGCTGTCACTACCTCATCAGTTAATGTTGTTTCAATATCATATTCTTCAGGACCATTATATGTACCTGATTTAGGTATGATAAATAAATCTGCTAGTGTATAGTCTAGATTATACTGGTTGTCAGAGATTAATAATTTAGTGAGTATGTTTTTTTCTTTAGAGAAATTCAACATTAAATCTCCACTAGTGATAGATAATAACTTATCTAATTGTGTTGTGTCATTAATACCTACCTCTGATTTTGGTAATGGGAAGTCAGTATGGATTAGCGTTCCTATCATTTCACGAGTAGGAGATGTAAAGTTAATAGTTAATTGTTTTTTATCATCAATTGACCATTTAACACTCTCAATTAAACCATTTAAATGGTATTTTTCAATAACCGATTGTAATTCTATTTTTGATATCATATTTGTAATATAATAAATATTTTTTAGAAAGCAAAGAATTTTGTAACATTTGCATTCAAAGGTGGGAACTCCCATTTTAAATCACTATAAAGTTCCTTTAATTTGTTTAGTAATAGTGATTCGAAAATTTCATCTATATCAATATAATCTTTAACAAATTTTTCTATTTCATCAGGAACTTTAGCGTTTGGTAATCCAACTGTTTCTAATTTATAAGGATTGGCTTTTAAGTTAATAATAAAGATTTTATCACCTTCAATAATTGATTCATATTGTTTATCTAATCTCTTAAATTTAAGTAAGTCATTATATCGAACTGCTGCTTTAGTATTGGCTGGTGCTTTTAATTTAAATGAACTAAACATCTCACCTGCTCGGGCTGGTACTTTATATGAGTTGATTTGTTTTACTCCTGTTGGTTTGCCTAATTCTTTAGGATCTAATGTTTTAATTAATTTATAGAAGTTAATAATTGAAGCATCTAATTCAGATTTTGGTTTACCAAATAAAATGTCTTTAATAAATTGTTCACCAAATCCTTTGAATCGTTTATTCATATTAGACTTCATCAACTCTAGACCTTTCATATCTAGCTCTTCAACAGCGACACCTTCCTTATTAGTAACATACATAGCGTATCTTCTCTTACCAGTAACTAAAATACCAGTAGCAATTACTTCTTGTTTTAACTGGAAGTAATGTTTGGATGGGTCAATGTTAAATAGATCTTTACACATTGTGTTAAGATTATTATTTGCTTCGTCTTGAATTTGAGTAGCTATCTTTAATATGATATCATTTTTATTTGAGTCATTGATATCTATACCTTGAGAACGCATATGTTCTAGTATAGGGTTTAAACCTATATATAAACTATCTGTATCACTTATGATGATGTTTTGCATAACTTTTATTTAGGTAAATATAAAAAAGAAAGCTTGGATAACCAAGCTTTTGTTAATTAAATATCATAATGAAAATCGGGGTCGTATTCTCCCATTTCATTTTTAAATGATTCTAATGTTTTTTCTAATGCTTTAACTACTAAATATAATTCTTTCTCATCATTAGATAAATTAGTTGTAATAAAATTACGAATAGCATCAGGCCATTGTGGAGTATCAACTGCTTCATTAACAATTCCTGCTAATTTTTGCATTTTTTTAAATTCTTCAGATATAATTTGTTTTGCCATTTTATTAAGTATTTTATTATAAATATGTATTTTTTTTATAAATTATATTTTGTTTTCATTTTTTCATAAAACTCAGGAGTTTCAGGAGCATATTTTCTAAGTAGATCTAAATAGTATTGATGTTTAAACTGCTCGTCATCTGTTGTTTCATAAACAATCAAATCTCTTAAACGAGCAGCCATTTCATAGTGTTCAGTTTGAACACACCAATCTAAACGTTTTTGCATTAAGTTAATATATTCTTTATTTGACATAACCTATTTTTATTAAAAATAAAAAAGAAGCTTGGTTATCCAAGCTCTTTTATAAACCTAATTTTTTTAGTTTTCTTTTAGTTAGAGCATCTTCAATTTCATCTGCAGTAACATTTATTGGTTTATAGGATTCATATCTGTAGTCTATTTGATCTCCATTTATTTCTTTATGGTAAGTAGTAAAAGTAGTTGGATTATCACCATATATTTTAGATGTAATAAAAATAATATTTTCATCAACACCATCTCTCCATCCTAAATTAACATCATACGGAACTTCTAATATATCATTAACAAATATTTTTAATGAATCTGTATGTTCATCGTAGGCTTTTTCCCAAGCTTTATCTATAACTTCTGGTTCTATTTTAGGTTGTTTTTTAAATTCTATTGAATCATATCTGTTCATTTTAAATTTACCATAATTATTTTCACCATCTGAGTTCCATCTGTTTCCATTAGTGTCCCAATATATATTTTTAGATTCTTGACCTATTAATGTTATAATATTTCCTTTATTATCTTTTATTTTTTTAGGAGGAGATAATAATTTTTCCTCACTATTTTGAGGTTTTAAAGGATCCATATTTTCATTTAATAAGTCTATTAATTTTATCATAATTGTATTTTAATAATAAATATTACAAACCAAATTTAGTAATTAATTCATCTTTACTTAAATGTAAATATTCATTATTAATTTTATCATTTGTAAAACGAATTGTATTTTGTGTAAGGGACTGTCCGCTGTTAGTAATAGCGGCACTACAAATTAATTGACCATCAGTGTATCTCCATCCTGATTTGGCGTAAGTACCATACATAGCGTTTTGTAAGATCTTAAATGCATGTTGAAACAGATCATATAACTTATAATTAGTCCAATCTTCTTCTTTACCTGCTTTCTTTTTTAAACCTCTATAATGTTCTCGTTTATTAAACCATCCTTCAAGAATTGTACTACAAACACTTCTTTTATCTGTTCTAAACATAGCACCTGATGCTGCTATTGTTAGGTTACTTTCTTCAATAATTCCTATTAATTGTCCAATAGTAACTTTAGTTTGAGTTGTAGTATAATCCTTTTTATTTACTTTTTCAATAGTAATAACTTCTTTAGGGTCACGTTCTTTTAGTTTTTCTAAACTATGGTTTTGTTCATAAGTTGGTCTATTATCTACTTTAATTCTACCAACTAATGTTTCAATACCTAAATTAAGTGATTTGATAATTGAAGGATATAGTGAGGTAAAGTCTAAGTCAATAACATCAAAGTACAAACCAGGTATTGGTTCTAATAAATAACCACCAGCATAAGTATCTTTAAATGATTTTAACGCTGGGTTATGAGTGGTTGGTTTATTTGGTGATACTATGCCTTCACGTTTTAAATGCTTTAGAATAGCTCCTTCATTCATAACTGTATTCCAATAAATTGATTCATATGGGATATTACAAATATGAGAAATCATAATTGTTAAGTCAATGAACTTTAATTTACCTTCTAACGCTTCAATAATTTCAACGTCTCGTAAGTTATAGTCAATAAAGGAATTAATATCATTTTTAAACAATGTGTTCAAATTACCTTCATATTCAATCTTACCTAAACCAACATATTTAGTTCCAATATCACCTAATTTATATGATGGTTCTTCTTTCATAATGTACTTCTTATGAAGTAACATATAGTCTAGACAATTAACACCTCCAATAGTAATTTGAGATTCACCATTAAATTCACGTTGTGATACTTTTCTAATTGGAGATAAACGTGATGTTTGTTCTTCACCTACAACTTGTACTAAGCGATGGTAAAGATAAGGCATATCAAAATAATCTGAGTTGTAACCAACTAATATTGTTGGGTCTAATTCTTCAAATTTAGATAAAAACTTACCTATTAGTTCACGCTCATTTTTACAAGGCATAATATGTTTACCATCTTGGTTTATTTCTTCAATTTGGCCTGATGGATCAACAATAAGACATATCTTTTGTTTAGTAGTTACATCTATTAAAGCAATAGATGTTAAAGGCATAGGTGCTTGTTGAATATAGTAAGGTGTAAGTGCACCTCCCATTTCAATCTCAATATCTATATAGACTACATTATGCCATGAAGGTACAACATCATCTTCTTTATAGTATAGCTCTCGTAAAGCATATAATGATTTATCAATATCCTTTTCTAATAAGTCAGGATCATTTTTATCATATTTTCTAGTTGGAATAGCCCAACCACCAGTTAAAACTGGTCTAGCACCTTCTTGCCACCCAGGAACACGTTTCCAAAAAGTTGGCTGGAGTTGGAAGTCCAGCCAGCCTTGTTTATCATCTCTTAAATAATAAGTATAGGTTTGATGATCGTAATATATTGATTGATACATAACTTTAATATAATAAAAAAGGCTTGGGTAACCAAGCCTAATTTAAAATATATTATTAAAAACTACAATGTTAATTTTCTCCAAGCGCTTCCACTAGCAAAATAAAAATCTCCACTTGATGAATAAGCTATTGATCCATTAGTAGCTGAGGGTAGTGGGTCTGTTGGTTCTAAAGTCATTAGCCCGTTAATGTTTGTAGTACCTGTTATAGTAATATTATTATATAATAACATATTACCATATACTTCATGAATATCTGATTGAAGTATTAATGATGGGGAAATAACAGTTAAATTATTAGATGATGTTATATAATGAGAACTATCAGCATATGAACCGATTTTGACAGTGTTAGAATTATCAGATGAGGCTAATATTAATGATGGTATACGATTAGTAACACTAGATTGTAAATTAACTGCCCCTTGGCCTGGGGTTAAAGATGTAGAGCCTGTACGCATAATGATAGAGCCATTTGTTAAACTTAAAGACCCTGTTATTCCTGAGCTACCTGTCACTCTTAAACTACCAGTTACAGTTACAGCTGAGCCTGATAATGTTAATTTTGATGATGATCCAGATAATATTAATTGTGTTTCTGATTGTATTTGTAGATTAGCCGTTCCTGCAGAGTATAAAGTATTTTCGGTTAATCCTGAAGTTGTACTAGCAATCAACAAACTTAACGCGTTACCGTCAGAATTAGACATCTGAAGCGTTTCGCACCCAAGTTGAGTCTCCATTCCAAATATATTACTAATAATAATCTTATTATGATATACACTAGGGTCATATATATGAATTCCACCACGAGAAAACATATTCATATTTCCATAAGTTGGAGATACTACTGGGTTACCATCAGGGACTGTTGGTAATAATAACCCACCACTTACAGCTAAACTACCACTTATAATTGCACTTCCAGTAAATGGGAATGGATTTGATGCTACACTTGGTGCCCAAGAAGCTGATATAGCCTGTGAGGCACTTACCGCCCAACTTGAAGTAGCAACAAATGACGCTGTTTGAGCTGTTACTATATAAGAGGCTGTGTTAGCTGTTTGAGCTAAAGTAGTAAAACTACTGCTTACAGCGTTTAAAACATATGAAGCAGTTGTAGCAAAACTAGCTGTACCTAATAATGAACCTGTAATCCCTTCAGTAACATTTAATGATCCAGTAAGAGATTGTTCTGATCCAGTGTTAAATAGCAAACTATCAGTTATATTAATAAGATTATCTCTTATGTCTGCCGCTGATATATCTCCAGATGTATTATCTGCTATTTGAGTATTGATAGCAGATTGTAATGTAGTTTTACTTTGTTGTGACATTATTTAATTATATATTAAAAGCGTTTGAAAATGCGTTAGAAAAAGCACCTGTAGGTGTTGGAGGAGTAGGGGGTATTGGAGGAGGTACTGGTGGGGATTGAGTTGTAGAAGAAAATGTTCCTATAGGAAAAGGATCATATTTTCTAGGATTTGGGGTGGAAAATATGCTTGTTTTAGTGATTAATCCTTTTTTGCTTCTTAAACCCATATTTTTTATTATAAATATACATAAAAAAAGACCTAATAATTTAGATCTTTAATTGTAATTAAGTAATATATTTATCACTTATCTAAGAATTGTTTAAGATTCGGTCTAAAATAATTAATTGATTTCATTACTTTGCGATCTCGAGAACGATATACTATATAATAATCACCTTGTTTTTCATAATGACATCTTTCACCTTGTTCTTGTTCTCGAACTCGGACTGTAAAATTAGCTTCCTCTTCTGTTTTACAAGCTTTACTCATATTTGAGGCTTGAACCTCAGCATAAGCGGGTAAGATTTGATCTTTTAAACCATGGAGCATAACTCCATTACCTAATGAAACATAGGCAATATCACAAAGAGCATCTAACACTTCTACAATATTTCCTGTTTCACAAGCGTCTTTATATTCTTCTAGTTCCTCTAGAATAAAATCATAAACAAACATCCATTCTTTTTTATCTGGGATTGTTGGTTCATAATTATTTGGTTTACCCATTGTAGCATTAAATTCCTCTACTTCGCTAACAAATGGGACATAATTTTCTTTAGATTGAGACATGACCATTATTTATTTTAAGTGAATCAAAAAATTCTTTACGCGCTAAATTATCATTTTCCATAAACACACCTGATGCTTTAGTGGTGACCATTGCGGCACCTTGATGTTTGATACCACGGCAACTTACACAATTGTGGGTTGCAACTACAGTAACAATGACACCTTTATTACCTTCACAAACTTTATTTACTGCTTGATGAATTGCTGCTGTTAATTGTTCTTGTATAGCTCCTCTACGACCAAAGTGTTCTACAATACGATTTAGTTTTGATAAACCAATTACTCTACCTTCAGCACCCGCAATGTAACCAATATGAACTACACCTCGAATTGTTTGATGATGATGTGAGCACATTGAAGTTAATTGGATGTTACGCTCAATAATTACTCCATCATAACCATCTGATGGGAATGAAGTAATGTCAGTAAACCCATTATAACGACCAGCCCATAAATCATTAACATATGCTTTAGCTACACGACGAGGTGTATCAGCAGAGTTAGGATCGTTTTTCCAGTCACATTTTAAAGCGTCTAAAAATTGTCCAAAGAAATAAGACGCATCTTCAATCATTTGTTGTTTTTCTTCATCTGTTAACGGACGATCAGATGCTGATCCATTGGCGTACCCCATAGGTACACATTCAATGTCATTGTGAAATTTTTTTCTATTATTTTTCATATAACCTAATATAATAAAACTTTATTAAATTGCCAAAATGTAAGGCAAACTTCTTTTCTTTCCTAAATCATCATCCATTCCGTAACCAACAACCCACTCATCTTCAATTACAAAACCATATATTGAGCCAACAGGCATATTTACTTCATTAATATATCGTTTAATTAATGTAACTAACTGGACTGAAGCTGGGTTGTATGAATAAAAATAATTAGCTAAAGCATTCATAGTCACTCCTGAGTCATAGATGTCATCTATAAGGTAAACATGTTTATCTGTTACGTCTGTTGATTTTTCTAGTAACATTTGTAAGTCGCCTCGCTCTTTACCTTCATATGATTTTGTTTTTACAAAATCAATCTCAGGATCTAATGATGATAATTTTTTAACTATTTCATTAAAAAATAAAAACCCACCATTTAATACACATACTAATACAATAGGTATTCTTTCTCGTTTATGACGATTTATAATTTGAGTAGCAATTTCATCTACTCGTTTTTCAATTTCTTCTTTATTAAATAAGACTGTCATAAAGTTCCTTTATTGAATGTAATCCTGGGTAATGTTTGATCTTTCCACCACTTGATAAAATAGCATGTGGGTAGTAATCTATTGAGAATTCAGTTTCTAGATCAGCATCTTCATTAATTTTAATAAGCTGGAAGTTTAATTTTTCAGCTATTTCATTAATCATTGGAGTTGCTACTTTACATCCTCCACACCAATCAGCGTAGAAAAATGTAACAGTATTTTTAGTTTTAAGTGCTTCAGTTAATAATTTTTTATCCATTATACTCTTTATTTTGGGTTAAACACATCTCTCAGTATCAAAAGCAATTATATGTTCACGTCCTGTGAAGTTATAACCATTATCTCTACAAAAATCCATCACCATTGGGTATACTCTAATTAACTCATCTCTTGTATCACCAGGAGGCATTAACCAAGTTTTACGTTTTGGAATATCCATTTCAACTCTAAATGCTTCAATTTCAGTCCATGCTTCAGGCATTTCAATAGGATTACAAACTGGTTTAAAATGATAATCACCATGGTATTCAATCATTTTCTTAATAGCG